CTAGGCGCCGCGGCGCCCCCTCCCCCCAGAAACGGTCTCGACCACACCCCGCAGGTGCTCCGGCGCGTGGTGGCCGTACACGTTCTCGACGATGGCTTCGGTGGTGCCGAGCGCACCCGCGATCAGGCTGAACCTGGCGCCGGCCTGCACCGCCCAGGTCGCGAACGTGTGGCGCAGGATGTGCGGCGTGACCTCGGGTCCTAGCCCGGCCGCCTTTCGCGCGGTGTTCCAGGATCGGCGCAGCTTCAGCACGGGCAGGCCCTGGAACTCGACGACGTGCGTCGCGCTCTGGCGCTGCCAGCGCTCGAGGTGCGCGCGGAGGCGCCGGGATAGCGGGATCGGGGTCCGCCGCTTGGTGCTCTCACCTTCTCCGCTCCCCCGCCGGTAGAGGATGCCGGCCCGGAGGTCGATGGATCCCGCCGTCGGGCTGGGCAGCCACCGTAGCCGCACGATCGCATCGTGCCGGGTACCGGTGTAGAGGCCGATCAGCACGAAGCGGGCGACGTGCCGGGTCTTGCCCTGGTCCTCTCCCGTGCGGCGCCAGATCTCGCGGCCGGTGACCGGGTGCGTACCGATTCGCCGGAAGCCCAGTGCGGCCCAGAGCAGGCGGGCGATCTCCGAGCGGGTCAGCCACCGGTCTCGTGCCGGCGCTTTGTCCGGCAGATGGACCGGTACCGGGTACAGCAGCTTGTGCTCCTTGTGCGCGTAGCCAAGCGCTGCGCTCAGCACCTCGAGCTCGCGCCGCGCGGTCTGCGCACCGACGCGAGGCGCCGTCTCGGGATCCTTGTAGCGGGCCTGCGGCATGGCTGTCCGCCAGCGTACATAGCCTGCGCAGAGGTTCGGCGTGGCGTGCGCCACCATCCGGCCGTCGAAGAACGTGACGAGGTGGGGCATGGCGCTCCACACCACATCGGGGCGCTTGGTGTTCGCCGCCCGCTCGTCGGCGTAGAGGGTCAGGACGTCCGAGATGAGGACCCGAGCCGGATCACCTCGGCCGAAGTCCGGCTTGTGCTTGCGCGCGAGGTATTCCTGCAGCGCTCCTTCAGCCGCTTCGCGCTCTCCATGGCGGCGGCCCGTGCTGATCTCGACGCCGCCGGTATCGCGGACGACCCACCGATCATCCCGCTTGCGGTAGTAGAGGCGGGCGCCTTTGGCTGGACGTGGCATAGCTCGATCATCCGCCTGATGTCGGCGAGCGTGGTGAAGTGCTTGCCCGCGATCTCGAAGATGCGCAGGCGACCACGCCGCGCCTCGGACCGCAAGGATTTGGCAGACACACCGGAGCCCGTGCCGAAAGCCATAACGGCGGCGATGTCGAGGCGCAGCGGTGTGTCGTCGGCGACCTCAGATCGGTCAGGCAGGCGGTCAGTCCGCGGCATGGCCGCCCTCCCCCTGCCGCCACACCAGCGGCTGCGCCCCGTCCAGCACAAGGTGATGCCCACGCGCCATCGGGTGAACCGAGCTGCTGTCTGCCGAGCGCGTACGCCGCGTGCCGAACTGGTTGGTCAGCGACGTGGCGATCTCCGTGGCCGTCACACCCTGGCACCACATCTGCTCCATGCGACGCAGCGCAGGTGCTGGCCATCGTGGGTTCACAAGCTCAGCCATCTCAGCGCGCCTTGCCGAGGTCGACCAGCAGGCTGGGGCGACGATGCGGCCGCGGCAGCGGTACGACCTCGGCCGGGAACGGCCGTAGGCCGGTGACCATCGCGCTGTCGTCCAGCATCGCCGGCACGCGCGCGGAGAGGATGCCGAACCTGTCGACGGCGAGCTGGCTGTGCTGCCGAGCCTGAGCGAGGCGCAGGCGGACCATTGCGAGAGCCCGCTCCTCCACGTCGAATATCGGCGTGAACGCCCCGACGGCGCGTTTGGCCGCTTCGATCAGAACGGTATTGCGCATCAGCGCCCAGGTCAGGGCATCGGCGCGGAGGTCGTCCGGCAGGGCCATGACCTACTCCGCCGCCCGAGGGAGCGAGCATCGCTCCGCCAGTATCGCGCCGCGCTCGTGCGCCTGGGCGACGAGGCTCGCGTCGATACCCGCCTCGTCCAGGGCTTCGACGTCCAGGCACAGCGGGTCGCGGACGTTGGCGGCAGCACGCAGCAGGGCTGCCTCCTTGCGCATCTCGTCGGCTAGCCAGAGCGCCACCGCGCGCTCCTGACCGGTCAGGCAGTCGTCGCGGTTGACGGCGTTGGCCAGTCGGTGCCGGGCGGCGCGGATGTCGACGCCGAGCCGGGTCAGGTCGGCGAGCGCCGCGCTGGCGCCGGTGTGCCGCGCGGGCTCGGGATCGGCGGTCAGTGCGTCGAGGCTCGGGGCAGCGGCGTGGAGGGGCGCGATCATGGGTCAGGCGCTCTCGGGCAGGCGGAAGCCGTGGCGGCGGGCGAGGGTATCGGTGAGACGGGGCGCGCAGGATGGTGCGGGCGGCGGCGGCCCAGGAGCCGTGCATGGCGGGCGGATGCGCGAAGCCGCCGGCTTGGAGGGCGCGGTGCATCGCGGCCTCGGCGAGGATGGCGGAGGCGTCTTGGCGGGCGGTGCGGGCCGGGTGGTCGCCGCGGGCGGGGTAGCCCACGACCGTGACGGCGTGGGCGAGAACCGCGGCGTGGCGGCGGGCGCGGGCGCTCACAGGCCGCCTCGGGTGGCCAGCAGGGCCAGTACCAAAGCGGCAACCCACGCGGCGAAGACGAACCAGCAGAGGTCGCAGCGCTCGCGCGTCGGGTGAGAGAAGCCGCGCTCGGCACTCACAGCACGCTCCACACGAGCCGGCCCGCGGAGCCGAGATAGGTCAGCGCGAAGGTGGCGGTGACGGCGAACCTGACCCAGCCGGCGATAGCGGCACGGCGGCGAGCGGCCGCGAGGGCGGCGGGCGGGTAGCTCGCCGGGACGACCAGCAGGCCGTCAGCGGTGCGGTGGGAGGGGAAGGATGCGCGGTGCACGGTGGGCTCCATCGCGGCGGGGCGATGGATATTATTCTGCATTACGCAGATTATATGTCAACTGCGCTTCGCATATTATTCTGCATAACGCTGACGTGTGGGCGCTTGGTGCCGCCCATGATAAAGCCCCGCGCGAGGGCGGGGCTGCGACGGGAGGTTTGTTTTCGGCCTACTGCCCAATCGGGCTCGGCCGCTGAGTGCTGGCAGTCGCACGCTTCTTCACTGATCGGATGCCGCCCGTCTTGCGAACGGCGATCGGGAAGCCCAGGTACCCCGAGCGTAGCTTTGTCAGCTCGCTGTGCCGCTCGGACCGCACATAAACATACAGGGTGGGCGCTCCGTCTCGCGCACCCACGCCGGTTGAAACATACCATTTGCGGCCGCGAAGCTCGGTATCAAGGAGCTTGGCCGCCCGGTCTGGCGTCATATCAAACCCCGTGTCCGCTCACGAGCGAGAGTCCTCCGAACGAACGAGCAATGCAAGCCATCGGTATCATCCACGCATACTCACCAGTCCGGTTTGCAGCGAACACCAGCCCAACGGCGTGCTTCCCGTCGTCCGTGACAACCAAGCTGCCCGAGTCCCCTGGCAACGCGAATGGCTCACCATTTGCCGCGGCAATGGTCCATACGTCCTGGAACCAAACAACACCTTTGAAATGCTTGGCCGTATAAGACACCGGGGTCGGAGTCGATACTTTAGCTTCGACTTCTCCAAACTTCAAATGCGTCGTTCGGCCAAACTTCATGACTGCCATGCCGGGTTCCGGTTCGATAGAAGACGCTGGTGTATCGTAGCCATCGGCGGCATCGCCTTGCCAAGAGCTCACAACTCGATGATCCACGACCCTGGCAAGTGCCAAATCAGCATCACATGGATTGACGAAATTCGGATCTCCGCTCCTCATTTCGTGAATATCCCAGTGCCGTCCAATCTCACCAGGCGCGCGGATACCGGCCCTCCCATCAGTCGCACCTGGCGACAGGATTGGGACGTCACGGGGCACGTGGTTGCATCCGGCGAATACATGGTTGTTTGACAACAAATACAATTCATTATCTCTACTTCGCCTGACTATCGCGCCAAATGTGCCAACAGAAGACTCAGTTGTAGGGCCGCATGAGCTTCCGCAACAAACTCGGCCATTGCGCTCAAATAAATGACCAAAGTTGGTCGCAGTACCAGCCGCGTCAGGCTTCACATTGATTGGACCCATCCGATGCGCTCTGACACGCACGCCATCAATCTCATCTGGGAGAGAACGAATTAGAGCGTTCGTACCGCGCGTGAGATAGATGTGCACCGTTGGGCCATCCTCGCCCTCCGAAAAGCCTACCGACTGAACTGATATATTGCCGAATCCGTCCAGTTCATCGTGGCTAATTGCCACTGCGCTTGTTGACGCAGCCGACACAAGCCTTCGCACCTCGACCGGACCAACAGTGGCGTTGTACTTTCCATCGCGGAGAAATTCATAAGCTAAGCGCTTTGCAACCAACTCGGCCCCAGACATTTCCTAACGTCCCATTGTAAGTTGTTATTGCAACGTCTCGACTGCGGATCCTTCGGCCTGCGCGGCGCACGCCTCGCGGCTCACTCCGTTGTCAGCCGGCCGAGGTAGCGGCCGGTAATCGTGATCTCGTCCAGCGTCCGGTCCTCGGGCGTGTGCTTCGGATTGTCGGAGATTAGGCGCACCCTCACCGGCTCTTGACCTCGCGCCGACGAGATCTCTAGCCTCTTGAGGATCACACCGCCCAGCGCATCCGCGAGGGCGTAGATGCCGGGCGGCGAGGGCACACGATGCCCGACATCGACGAACACGATGTCGCCGTCGTGGATCTTCGGCTCCATGGAATCACCCATCGCCTCGAAGCAACGCACCCGATGAGCCGGAACACGGAATCGCCCACGAACCACATCAGCCGGCAGGCGCCACCAATCTTTCACACCCTCAGCGGCGTAGCTGTTGCCGTCCGGGTTCATCAGGTCGGTGACATGGGTCATGCCGCCCGGGCCCATGCCGATCGCAACATCGGCCTGCAGGATCGCGTCCTGCGGCAGTCTGCCGACGTCGCGCCCCATCGTGCCCTCGACCATCCGGGGCTCCAGCTCGACCTGGTCGAGAGCATCGGGATCGAAGCTGCCGATGAGAGGTTTGCGCTGCCCCTGCTTGTTCACCTGCGTCTTGTAGACTGGTTTCAGATCCGGCTCGGGACCCTGTCCATAAAGGATCCACACTACAGGGACGCCGAAAAACTTGGCGTATCGCTGAGCATCTGCCTCATCGAAGCCACGAGTGCCCGCCTCATGACCTGAGTATGTCCCGTAGGGAATGTCCATCGCCTCAGCGGCAGCCTTAGCGAAGCGATAGCGGCGCTCCCGCGCCCGCTTGAGGCGCGCGTGCTTGTCGTCGATCGGATCCTCAGCTGCGGGCGCGCTCATGCCTGCATTATGCAGAGAAACGTTCTGCAAATCTGCAATCGGCAGGCTTGCCTTTGCCTCTGCGATGTGCAGATTATTCTGCCCATGCAGAACTTCAGCGATGTCATCGACCGCTTCGGATACGCTGGGATGGCTGCCCTCCTGGCCAAGCCGCCCGGGACGGTCAGCTCCTGGAAGACGCGGAACCTGATTCCGCCGGAGTTCTGGGACGCGCTCGTTCAAGCGGCACCCGCCAGCAACGTCCACGGGCTCACGCACCAGCTGCTCGCGCGGTTCGCCGCTGAGCGGCGAGTCGCTTCACAGGCGCCAGGGGCCGACGAGGTGCGAGCAACTGGGGGCGATAGCCCGGCCAGCCTGGAGGCCGAGGTTCCGATCGCCACACACTGCATCGAATTCGTCGGCTTCAGCGAAGGCCAATCTCGATGATCTCGTCGAGTCGCGCCTTCGCCTTCGTGCGGACGGTCTCCTCGTGGCCCTTTGCGACACGAAGCGGCACTCGGTCGAGGCCATCGTGTCCGACGCTGTGCCAGCGCGCGCGCACCTCGGCCGGATCCTGCCCCGCCGCTCGCGACAGCGCCGCGATCCGCCTGAGCGCCATCAACAGCACCTGCTGCTGGGCCGCCTGCTCGGCGATGATGTCGTCGAAGTCGCCCGGACGCATCGCGCAGTCCTCCGCCAAAATACGGCAAGAGAATGTAAGCGTGACCGCAGCTTTCGTCCTTATCAAAAGGCATGCTCTAGCGCCTTTTCTTCTGTTTCCTGCGGCTAATCTCGACGAGACGGAGATGTTCGCATGACGCCGGATACCTGCACCGAGACGGGCATCGAGAAGATCGTGCACGGGCGGCCGGTCGAGGCCTTCGCCATCTCGGATGGCGACAGTGTCGTGCTTGGCGTGGTGCGCACCGGCCGGAACGGCGACCACTTCAAGCTGTCGCTCGCGCTCACCCGGGAGGAGGCGCGGCACTTCCTAGAGGTCGCGCGCGCGGCCGTGGACGCCTCGGAGCGGGGAGAAGCGGCATGATCCGCGCCCTCCTCGCCTGGCTGGACACGTCAGCGGCCGCTGAGTCGCGCAGGCCCATCGTTGCCGCTCTTGACCTGTCGCGTGGCGGCATCGGCGTCGCGTTCGGCGTGGCCGATGCGCCGTGTACTGCTTTCGTCACCAGGAGGCTGTGATGGTCATCCTGGCCTCAGCTCTTCGTCGCATACTTGGCGGAAGCCAGATCGTGCACGTACTCGGCACGGGTCTGTGGTCGGTTCGGCTTCCCCGTGGCTTTGAGCCAAGCCTTGAATTCCTCGGACTTGATCTCAATCCACTCAATGTTTCTGCCAGCCTTGGCCGCTTCCACGGTCGCTATATCAGCAAAAGCGCGCCACTCGTCGTAAGTGTCCTCCATATCATTCTCGTCCGGCTCAATGGCCTTCACGCGCGGGTAGTCTTCTCGGCTGTACCACGAGATTGCGACCAGGACCGGCTCTTTCGGTCTCGGCATTTTCGGCATTTCCGAAGCTCCGTCGGTTTGGTTGGCACCTCCGATGGTAGCAGCGCCGTGCGGCGTTCCGACCTGCTCCGCCGCACGGCGCGTGCACTTTCCTGTGGGGGCGCTGCATGAGCGCCGCCTGCTGCACGCCCCGCCCCGTCGCCGTTCGCGCCTACACCTGCCGCCGCGGTGTCCGCTGGCATCTCACGGACGACGGCTGGATCAAGGTCGGGGGGCGCTGACATGCGCTCCTCTCACGATATCCGCATATCCCGAATCCGTCGGCTCTGCCGCCCTGGCCCTGTCGATGTTGCGCCCGGCCCCGCTGGTTCCCCCGCCGCACTTGCCGGGCGCCTCTTCGACTGCGTGGGCCTGATCGCCCGCGCCAAAGCCTTGTCGGACACGCAGCGCGCTTCATGGACGCCTGCGCCGGTTGACGCAGATCAACGCACCATCGGTCGCCGCACGGCCATGCTGCGGCGTCGTCCTTGGGGGTGTCGGAGCAAGGGCGACGGTTTCCGAGCACCACTTCGCCCCTCTCGTCCATCACAGCCGAGAGGGGCGCTTTGCGTGTTGCCCACGACATGCGTCGCCCTCGACGGGGCGGCTCCTCTTCCCATCGCTCCGGTCGAGGCAGCGTGCGGCCTCCCGGAGGCGAGGGCGAGCGGCGTGATCCGCAGAGACTCGGACCCGCGCCGCTCGCTTTCCCATTCGCGTGACCGTCAGCCGGCAAGCATCGTCGGTCGCGCTAGTGTAGTGCTGCGTTCCCCCATCCACCTCCTGCATCTTGGTATCTCCAGTTCTCAGCGTCATCTGAGCACAGGAGACTTCCACCGTGCGGACAAAAACTTCCACGCGACGCACAATGTTCACGAACGCTGACGCCCAATCCCAGGCGCTGCCCCTCGTGCACGCCCTCTTCCGGGACGCCCACTCGCGGTCCGGATCGCGCATGGCCGCCTACGAGCGGACGGCCGAGCAGATCGGTCGCTCGCCGAACTGGGTCCGTAAGCTCATCGGCCGGCGCGCTGACGCTGTCGTCGAGCACCGTGACTTCCTGAACATCCGCGCCGCCTACGACCGGCTGTGCGCGCGGATCGAGGCTGCAGCAGAACACGAAGAGGCTCGCGTCGACGCACTCAGGAGGACACGTCATGCCGCGGCTCGTGAGGGCGATCGTTCGGCTGTTCCGGGCGTGGCGCGCACGGCGGGCGGAGGAGAGATCAGCCGCCGGTATGCCGCCGCGGGAATGGATGCCGCGCCTCTGGGACCGCGAGCGGCGGGAGAGACCGACCACGCCGCGCCGGAGGTGATCTCGCGCACCAGCGATGGGCAGGCCGCATCATGACGGCCCGCCCCGAGCAGATCTTGCAGACGAAGATCGTCGTGGCGCTGCATCGCCGCTTCGACTGCCGCTGCGTCCATGTGCCGAACGGGGGCGGCCGCACGAAGCTCGAAGCGCTCGCCCTGCGCGACATGGGCGTGTGGGCCGGCCATCCCGACCTGATCGTCTACGGGCGCGACGGGCGTCTGCTGCTGATCGAGATCAAGGATCGCATCCAGGCGCGCGAGCGCGCCGTGGCGCCGGGCGAGCGGCTGACCACGCTGTCGGAGGCGCAGCGCCATGCCGTGCCGGAACTGCGAGCGCGGGGCTTCGCGGTCGCGGTGGTCGACACCGTGGAGGACGCGGTCGCCGTGGCCGAGGCGGCCGGCTTTGCGCCGCGCACCGCCCGACCGCTCCCCGCGGCCGAACTGACGACGGGGTTCTGACGATGGCGCTGATCCCGCTCACGCATGGGCTTAATCGCGAGGGACAAGAGCGTGTTGTCTCGCTCGCTCGCGCGACGCACCAGGGTATGGCGCATTTCGCTGGGACTGGCCCGGCCAGCTCGACCTGCCGGGAATGCCGGTTCTGGCAGCACTCCAGCACGTGGCACGCTGCCGGCGGAAAGCACGGAGGCGCACCCCGACCAGCGCCGTGCCGACGCTACGCAGAACTGATGCGAGAGCGTGGCCGGCCCGTGCCGCACCAAGCGCTGGCCTGCAAGCATTTCGACGCGGCGGAACGGCCGCAGCCGCTTCAGCGCCCGCGCAGGGAGTTCGAGGCATGATCAAGGTCAAGCCCAGGGCTCACCAGGCTCCGGCTCGCGTCACCCCGGTCCACGACGTCAGGGCCTACGATCTCGCCCGCGACTTGGTGCGCGAGATGGAGGAATGCGGGTGCGCCGTGATCGAAGTCGACATCGACGAGGACGGCGCCGTCTCAGGCGCGACCTTCAACGATGATGCGGTTCAGCTGATCGAGCGGAGGATCCACACCGCCCTCCTGAATGGAGGGATCGCGCCGTGAACCCCTTCGAGGCGCTCGCCGAGGCGCAGATCCCGGCGCCCGTGAAGGCGCGAGCTGCCGCCGTCGAGAGGCGGCGCGCTCGCGCAGCGCAGGCCGAGCGCGATCTGCGCGACGAGCAGATCCTGCTCAAGAGCTACCGGGCTTGGAAGCGGGCGAAGCGCGATGCTCTGCTGTCTGGTCCGCACGGGCGCGAGGTGCGGGGGCTCATCCAGTTCCTCGAGAGCATGACGCTGTCCTCGGCGCCGGCCCTGATCGCGCTCATCGAGCGCGCGGCCTGGATCCGCACGATGACGGCCGACGAGCGGCACGACCTCTTCGGGATCGTCGCGCGCGGAATCACCCGATGCCGCGAGAAGGCGGGCCTGCCGCCCTTCGACGACGAGATCCCGTGGATGCAGGAGCCGAAGGCCGCGAGCCGGATCAAAGCCATCATGGAGGTGTGGTGATGATCGCCTCCGCCATGGCGGCGCACGCCGCGGCCTCGGAGCGGGACTGGCTCGCCGACCGGTCACAGACGGTGGGCGCGTCCGAGATCGGGCAGTGCGCGCGCCGGGTGTTCTTCGCCAAGAACGAGGGCGACACGCAGTACGGGCGCGCCCGCGATCAGGAGCACGCGGACCGCTGGGGCGCCAAGGTCCGCGGCACCATCTACGAGGCGGCTTGGTGGGTGCCGGCCCTCCGGCGCGCCTACGGCGAGCGGCTCTGCATGGCAGGGGACGAGCAGGTCACCCTGGCCGACGAGTACCTGTCGGCAACGCCGGACGGGCTGCTGTCCGGCTGCGCGCCCGACGCACTCGCCCATCTCGGCGTCCCGGATCTCGGCGGCGACTGCGTGCTCCTGGAGTGCAAGACGGCTGATCCCCGCACGCGGCTCGACGCGGCGAAGCCCGAGCACGTGTTCCAGGTTCAGGTGCAGCTCGGCCTCGTCCGGCTGCTGACGCCGTTCCGGCCGGCCTACGCCGTCGTCTCCTACACCGACACATCGTTCTGGGACGAGGTGCGGGAGTTCCCGGTGCGCTTCGACGAGGCGGTGTTCGCGGCCGCGCGCGCCCGCGCCCGCGCCATCATGACGGCGCGCGATGTCGACGAGATCCGGCCCGAGGGCATCGTGGCGGGTGGGCGCGAATGCGACCTCTGCCCCTTCACCGCCGCCTGCGGGAGGGCGCGGGCTGCCAGGGTGCCGGAGCGTGCCGACGCGCTCGACGAAGCGGCCGCCGCCGCGGTGGCCGCCTTGGCCGCGCGCATCCGGGCCGGCCGCGCGGCGCTCGCCGATCTCGAGCGAGAAACGCGGGGCCTCGAACAGGATCTGCGCGACGCGTTGGCGGAGGCGGGCAGCCGGCGCGCCGAGGCGGGCGGCTTCCGGGTGACGTGGTCTGCCGTGAAGGGCCGGCCCGCCTACGACCACAAGGCGATCCGCGCGGCCGCTGCGGCGGCCGGCATCGACGTCGAACAGTTCGTGACCACCGGCGACCCGACGGACCGCCTGGTCATCATCGAGATCCCGGCTCCTGCCGGGGCCGACGCGGCGTGCGCCGCCTGAGAAGCGAGGAACAGATGAACGACGTCATGGAACGACCCGGCACCTCTCTGGCAGCGCCGCAACGCAACGTCTTCGAGCAGTACGCCGAGGCGTCGCAGACCAACCGCATCGTCGGCGACCTGCTGAAGTTCTCGAAGGGCGAGTACCTCGCGGGCCAGGACGGGCGCGAGATCGAGGAGGGCAAGCGGCTCGTCGCGAACATGGACGAGCTGATGGTCGGGTGGGTGAAGTGGGAGGACGGCAAGCCCGCCGACATGCGAATGGGCCGGATCGTCGAGGGCTTCCAGCCGGTCGGGCGCGCCAGCCTCGGCGACACCGACAAGGAAGAGTGGGAGCAGGACGACAACGGGCAGCCGCGCGATCCCTGGCAGGCCACGAACTACCTGATCCTGAAGGATCCGGACGGGGAGCAGCTCTACACCTTCGCGACGTCCTCGAAGGGCGGCCTGGGCGCGATCGGCAAGCTCTGCGGCGCCTACGGCAAGGCGATGCGGCAGCGCCCGGACCAATTCCCGGTCATCGCGCTCGGGATCGACAGCTACCGGCACCCGAACAAGGCCTACGGCAAAATCAACACGCCGAAGTTCGAGATCGTGGCCTGGACCGGCAAGTCCGCCTTCGCCGAGGCCCTGGCGGCCGAAGCTGCGGAAGCCGCGGAGCGCGCGGAGGACGACATCCCTTTTGACGGCGCGGTCGCTCCGGAGCCGCCGAGACCCAGTTCTGAGTCCCTCGTCCCGGGGCGGCGGAGCAGGTCGCCCCGGGTCCCTCGTTCAAGCGCAGGACGCGATGCCGGACAAGCGCACCACCGCATCGGACTTCCTCGTGGCCGTGTTCGGCCCGGTGTCGAGCGCGCCGGTGTTCCTGTGCTCGCTGCCCAACGCCGACGCGCGCGACCGCGAGAAGGGTGAGCGCTACGTCCTCACCCGGGATCGCGAAACGATCCACGGGCACGTCGCGAAGTGGGACCGGCCCGACCGGGGGCTGTTCTTCTCCGTCGGCACGCTGCGGCACGGCGCCCGCCCGCAGGCCGCCGGGGGCTCGCCCCGCTGCAAGGCGAACCTCGCCGAGATCGTGTGCCTCCACGCGGATGTCGACTTCAAGGGCGTGGAGATCGGTCGCGACGAGATCCTGGCGCGTGTCCGCGCGCTGCCCTGCCCGCCGTCGGTCATCGTGTTCTCGGGACGTGGCCTGCACCTCTACTGGCTCCTCAACGAGGCCATCGAGGCGACGGACGAGGCGATCGAGCGCGTCGAGGCGCTGAACGCACAGGTCGCCGACCTCGTCGGCGGCGATGCCGTTCAGGATGCCTGCCGGCTGATGCGGGTGCCGGGCACCCACAACACGAAGGACGGCGGCTGGACGGAAGTCGAGATCGTCGAGGCGCGCTACGAGCCGCGCTACGAGATCGGCGACCTCGAAGAGATGCTGGCGATGATGTCGCCGGTGATCCGGCGGCGCGCTCCGTCGAGCGGATTGGCAGGCGCGGTGCAGACGACGAACCCGTTCCTCGCCGCCGCGGCCCGGTTGGGCTTCAAGCCACCGATCGACGTCGAGCAGCGCCTCGCCGCGATGGCCTACCAGGGCGCGGGGGACGCCGCGATCCACACCACGCAGCTCGCCGTGACGGCGGCCCTCCTCACCCGAGGTGCCGATCCGGAGGAGACGGTCGAATCGGTCCTCGCCGCCACGCGCGCCGCCGCGGGCGAGTACGGCGCACGCTGGAACTGGACTCGCGAGGACCGGGCGATCAGGCGGATGTGCGAAGACTGGACCCGCAAGCATCCAGAGATCGCGCGCGCCGCCGCGCAGCCCCGAGCGCAGGCCCGCCAAGCGGATCGCGGCGCGGCCATGACGGGCGCGGCCGAGGGCCTACGCGAGGGGTCGACCGGCGCGACCCTGCACGACATCGGAGCGGAGCGGCGCAAGCGCGGCGGCACGGCGCGCACGGCCGGCAAGGGTGCGGCGCCGGTCGCGATCGCGGAGGGCGTCATCGAGACGATCCGCGCGGGCGGCGGCGACATCGCGCTGACCGAGGGTGACGTCTGGCTCTACGAGGCCGGGGTGTGGACGGCCTGCACGGCCGGCGACGAGCAGTGGATGCGCACGCTCATCCAGCGCGGCTGCGACCAACTTGGACATCCCGGAGACACCAAGATCGCCAACGCCGCATGGAAGCGCCTGAACGAGAGCCCGGATCTGCACCACCGGAAGGTTCAGTGGGATGCCGGCGGCTTCGTCGCCACGACGAACGGGCTCCTTGATCTGCGCAGCCGCGCGCTGACCCCGCACCGGCCCGACGCGTGGTGCAGGGCCAAGATCGGGCAGCCCTACGACGCGACCGCGTCCTGCCCGACCTTCCTGCGCTTCCTCGACGGCTGCTTTTCCAACCTCGCTCCGGCGGAGCGGACCGCGGTGATCGAGGCGCTGCAGGAGGCCTTCGGCGCCTTCCTGGCCATCAAGGTGCTGGGCCGGGAGCAGCGCAAGGCGCTGTTCCTGCTCGGCCCTTCGCGCACCGGCAAGACGCAAGTCTCGACGGTGGCGCGCCGCCTGATCGGCGAGCCGGTGGCGTCACCGTCCGTGGTCGACATCAGCGAGCAGTTCGGCATGGAGATGCTGCACGGCGCGCGTGCCTGGATCCGCGACGACGCCGTGAGCGAGCAAGACCGGATCGACCCAGCGCGGTTCAAGGCCATCGTGACCGGCGAGACGGTCAACGTGAACCGCAAGGGCCGCAGCTTCGCGCAGGTCGCCTTCGAGATCCCGATCGTGCTCACCACCAACGCAATGCCGCGGGCCCGGGATTCGTCGGACGCGATCTACAACCGCGCCCTCGTGATCGAGATGACGAACGTCGTCGAGGAGGAGGAGGCCGCGGCCGCCCGGCGCGCTCTCGGCCTGCCGGCGGATTGCGTGGTCGGCGAAGCGATCGCGGAGCGGGAGGGATCCGGCATCCTCAACTGGGCGCTCGATGGGCTCGACCGCCTGCGGGCGCGGGGCCGCTACGACCCGCCGGTGACGATGCGGGACGCGGTGCGGCGCTTCAAGGATGACAACAACCCGGTCGCGGCGTGGCTCTCCGCTGCGGCGGAGCGCGACCCGGGCTGCAAGGTGTCGCGGAAGGATCTGCTCTGCTCGTTCAACGGCTGGCAGCGCGACGAGCAGGGCGACGAGGCCAAGGCCTGGGGCGGGCGGCAGTTCTTCCCCAAGCTGCGCCCGCTGGCGCCCTGGGCCGACCTCGACGGCGAGCAGGGGCATGACGGCGAGCGCTACGCGACGGGGCTGCGGCTGACGCAGGCCGGCTTGCGGTTCTGGGACGACCACCGCCTTGAGCCGCTGCGGAACGGAACCAAGGGCTATTCCAGCCGCGACGTGGACGTGAACCGGAACCACGGGTCGGCCCACGAGGGCGAGGAGGGCCGACGATCGGAGTTCTGACCCCTCACGGACCGCAACAGATCGCGCCACACATCGCAAAAAGATGTGTTGCCGCAACACTTCGAAGTGTTGCGGCCTCTGGGGCGCCACAGATCGGAAGTGTTGCGGATGGCCGATGTGTTGCCGAAGTGTTGCGGGTCAAGCGCTTGATATCAATGACGATTTCGCTCCGCGCAACAGTGCAACACTTCTCTCTTACTTCAAGCCAGGAGAATGAAAATATGAGAACCTCACGAGAACAAAGATCAAGAAGAGAGTTCTGGAGCGGGGGTAACGCGCGCGCGAGGCGTTCTGTGGCGGACGGCCTCTGATGCGGTCGGAGCGCGCCGAGCGGGAGATCGAGCGATTGCAGCCGGCGATCACCGCGGCGGCCGTCGCCTTCGAGCAGCGCTGGACGCTCGCCGCCCTGCGGCGCGTCGATGCGGGCCTGCACGCCCGGCTGCTGCGCCAGCACGCCCTCTGGACCGCCGCTCTGGCCGGCGATGACGTGGTGGAGGTCGTCGCCCAGGGCGAGGCGATGGTGCGTGGCTGGCGCGCTGCGGTGGCGGCGATGATCGCGGAGGGCGAGCAGGACTGCGCATGCCTCGTCGGTCGCGATACCGCCTCGGGCCTCGTACTGGCCATCGGGACGAGCCTCGCGGCCGCGGATCAGGTGCGTCAGAGCGTCGGGCCCGACGCGGTGTTCCTGACGCCGGATGAGGTCGCCGGCCTACTCGCAGGCCTCGGCGGATTCGAGACCCTCGCGGCGATCAAGCGGGCCTTCCCCGGCGCCACCGCGTCCGCCGTGTCCCCATCAATCTGACCCCGAATCCCGCCACAGCGGGCACCACCCGGGCGGCCGCGCCGCCCCACACCGGAGAGATCCATGAACGACGCCCCCACCCCCGCCCTGATCGACGTCACCGCCGGCATCGTCAGCGCCTTCGTCGGCCACAACGCCGTGCCGGCCGCCGAACTGCCCGGCCTGATCGCATCGGTGCACGGCGCGCTCGCCGCCCTGGGACGGCCCGTGGAGCCTCAGCCCGAGCCGCTCGTCCCGCCGGTGCCGATCCGCAAGACCGTCATGCCGGACCACATCATCAGCCTCGAGGACGGCAAGCCCTACAAGACCCTCAAGCGGCACCTCGCCGGGCGGGGGCTCACGCCAGACGACTATCGGGCGAAGTGGGGTCTTCCGTCGGACTACCCGATGGTCGCCGCGAACTACGCCGCACAGCGCTCCGACCTTGCCAAGGCGGCGGGGCTGGGGGCGAGCCGGCGCAAGCCGCAGCTGGTCGGTAGCGAGGCGGTCTGACACCCCGGGCTGGCGCTGCGGTGCCGGCCCTCATCCTGCAGCGTGGAGTTTGCGATGTCCCGCCGTGGTACTGCCCTCGCCCAAGCCGCCGGTGAGGCGACGGACGTTCCGGCGTTGCCGGCCGACCCGGCTTTGCGCCTCGGCGAGCGCTGCCGCTGGCCTCGGGACACGCGCCGGGCGGCCGCTATGGCGCAGGCTGCCGGGGAGCCGAACCCGCTGCGCTGGCACGCCGCCGTGACCAACCCGGGCTGCGAGTTGATCGTGCGTGACGCAATGGCTCGCCGAGGCATCGACACGGTGCTGCCGATGCTCCGGTTCTGGCGGGTGCGCCACCGCAAGCGGCTCATCGCCGAGCGCCCCCTGATGGCCCGCATCGTGGTGTTCGGGTTCGACCCTTCGACGCAGCACATCGCCGGCATCTACGGCCTCGAGCGGATCGTGCGCGGCGCCTCGGAGCGTTGGGCCGCGCTCGACCTGGAAGAGGTGCACGACCTGCGCCTGCGCATCCTCAGGGGCGAGTTCGACGCCACGCTGCGGGAGAGCCACCCCTACATCGAGGTGCCGCCACTCATCCGGCATTTGGTCAAGATCGGCGCCCTGCGGTTCGAGGCCACCTGCACCCACAAGGCCGCGCGGAACTTGGGCTTGAAATTCAAGGATGTAGCGTGATATCTGGCGGACACTCGCACGGAAGGTCGTTTGCACCTGCCGTGCGTTAGCATTGGCAGCGTGAGCATGGCTCCGCCAGATGCCGCCCCCACACCTCCTCCGGTGACGAAGCGTCGAGCCCCGGCCCCCACGTTGACGTGAGGTAGCGCGAAGGGTGGCTCGTGCCCGCATCCGGTGCAGCCTCGAGACCTGCCATGCCCCGCCTCGGCACGCTCAAGCCGCGCCTGGCCGTGCTCGACACGCGCACGGCAAAGCCTCCACCCAAGCAAGCGGATCCCGAACTGCTCACCGAAGCGCATCGAGTGTGGCGTCTGGCGGTGATGCAGAGGGCGGGATGGCGCTGTCAGGCCCCGGGCTGCACGGTGCAGGGCGGACGCGGCGGGCAGCGCCTGTTCGCCGACCACATCGTCGAGCGGCAGGATGGTGGGGATCCCCTCGACGTCGCCAACGGTCAGGCCCTGTGCGGGCGGCATCACAGCCTCAAGACAGCAGCGGCCCGGGCGCGCCGGATGGGCGAGGCGGCGTCATCGGCCTGACCCCGGGGGGGGTCGAAAGTCCGTGCGCTCAGGGGCTCGCCACCGCATCGGGGCTCATTCGCAGAATTTTGCTAAGCCCTTGCTGGGCGTGGAACATGTCCGATCTCACAAAAAAGCAGGCCGCGTTCGTTCGCGAGTACCTCCTCGACCTCAACGCGAAGCAGGCCGCGATCCGCGCCGGCTACAGTCCTCGCTCCGCGGAGGTCGAGGGCTCGCGGCTGCTCAGGCACCCTAAGGTGGTCGAGGCGCTCGCCCGGGAGCGCAAGGCCATTGAGTCGCGCACCGGCATCACGCCCGAGCGAGTGCTGACCGAGCTCGCGAAGATCGGATTCTCGGACATCCGCAAGGTCGTCGCGTGGCGCGCCAACGAGGTCGAGGTCAGCGAGGATCCGAACACCGGCGAGCCGGTCGTGCGCGCCTTCAACGAGGTGGTGCTGCACGACAGCGCGACCCTCGACGACGCGACGGCGGCTGCGATCGCCGAGGTGTCCCAGACCAAGGACGGTGCCGTGAAGGTGAAGCTCTACGACAAGCGGGCGGCGCTGGTCGACATCGGGCGCCACCTCGGCATGTTCAACCAGGGCCGGCCAGCCAGCCCGGACGGAGTTGCCGCCGGAGAGGACCGGCCTGTCCCGCCGCGCACCGGTGACGACGGATGGGACGGCCTGCTGCAGTGACCAGCTGGTCCGGCGCTTGTCCAGACTGGACAGAGCGCATCCGGCGCGGGGGCAGTCTGCTTCCGGCGCTGCCGCTGGCGCGGTCCGAGGCCGACAGGGCGGTCGCAATCTTCAATCGGCTGCGGCTGCCCGATGTGTCCGGGCGACCCGAGATGCGGATTGCTGCAGGCGATTGGCTGCGGGATCTCGTCGCCGCGATGTTCGGATCCTACGACCCGGCCGAGAACGTGCGGCACCTGCGCGAATTCTTCGTGCTGGTGCCGAAGAAGAATTCGAAGACCACCGGCGGCGCAGCCATCATGGTCACAGCCATGCTGGTTAACCGGCGCCCCCGGGCGGAATTCCTGATCGTGGCGCCAACACAGGAGGTGGCCGACCTCGCTTTCCGGCAGGCTGTCGGGATGATTGAGGCCGACCCTGTCCTGTCGCTCAAATTTCATGTGCAGGAACACCTCAAGCGGATCACTTATCGGCCGACCGGCGCCTTTCTGAAGGTGAAGTCGTTCGACCCGAAGATCGTCGTGGGGTCAAAAGCGGCCGGCATTCTGCTCGACGAGCTGCACGTCATCGCCGAGGCCAAGGACGCGGACCGCGTGATCGGGCAGCTGCGCGGCGGGATGATCTCGCAGCCCGAGGCTTTCCTGCTGACCATCACGACGCAGTCCGAGCGGCCGCCGGCCGGCGTGTTCCGGGCCGAGTTGAACAAGGCGCGCGCGGTTCGCGACGGGCGGTTGAAAGGTACGCCGCTCCTGCCGCTGCTCTACGAGATGCCGCCCGATGCCGATTGGAAGGACCCGGCGAACTGGTCGATGGTCACGCCCAATAACGGGCGGTCCATCACGATTGCGCGGCTGATTCCGGATTTCCAGGCTGCGGAGCAGGCGGGCGAGCAGGAGGCGCTGCGCTGGGCAACGCAGCATCTCAACCTGGAGATTGGTCTCGCCCTTCGCTCCGATCGCTGGCCAGGCGCCGAGTTCTGGTCCCGTCGCGCCGAACCGGCGCTGCATGCGATCGAAGACCCACGGGCCGGTCTACGGGCCATCCTTGACCGCTGCGAGGTGGTGGTGGTCGGCATCGACGGCGGCGGCCTCGACGACCTGTTCGGGCTCTGCGTGCTCGGTCGCGACCGCGCGACCCGCGACTGGTTCGCCTGGACTCACGGCTGGTGCCACGCGGGCGTGCTGGAACGGCGCAAGGCCATCGCCACGCGCCTGCGCGACTTCGAGGCGGCGGGCGAACTGACCATCGTCGGCGACGAACTGGCCGACATCTCGGCGATCGTCGAGGTGGTCGAGGAGGCGAAGGATGCCGGGCTGCTCGGCGGCGTCGGCGTAGACCCGGCGGGCCTTGGCGAGCTGATCGAGGCATTCGCGGAGATCGGGGTGACGCAGGAGGCGGGCCTGCTCATCGGGGTGCCGCAGGGCTATGGTCTGATGACGGGCATCAAGACGGCGGAGCGCAAGCTCGCCAACGGCACGCTGCGGCACTCCGGCTCCGGCCTCGCGACGTGGTGCGTCGCGAATCTGAAGATCGAACCGACCGCGACCGCCATCCGGGCGACGAAGCAGAACGCGGGCGACGCCAAGATCGACGTCGCGATGGCCCTGTTCAATGCGGTGGTGCTGATGGCCCGCAACCCCGAGCCTCGAAGGGAGCCGGAATACGCGATGTACTTCGCGTAGGTTCGCCAGGAGATCTTCAATGAACCGTGCTTATTCGATCCTTGAGGTTAAGGCCGTCGAGGAGGAAGAGCGCGTCATCCGGGGCGTGGCGACCACTCCCACACCGGACCGCGTCGGGGACATCGTTGAGCCCTTGGGTGTCAAGTTCAAGAACCCCATGCCGCTGCTGCACCAGCACGATGCCGAGCGGCCGGTCGGCACCGTGAAGTTCGACAAGCCCACGAAGGATGGCATCACCTTCGAGGCCCGCCTGCCGAAGATCGACACCCCCGGTCCGCTGAAGGACCGCGTCGATACGGCCTGGGGCGAGGTGAAAGCCGGTCTCGTGCGCGCCGTCTCTATCGGCTTCCGCACCCTGAAGGACGGCTACGAGTGGATGGACAGCGGAGGTATCCGCTTCCTCAAGACAGAGGTTCTCGAATTGAGTCTTGTGACCGTTCCCGCGAATGCGGACGCCAAGATCTCCACCATCAAGTCGATCGACCGCCCCCTGCTCGCCGCGTCTGGCAATGAGCCGAGAGTGACCGATCGGCCTGTACTCCCCGGCGCTTCGGGATCTTCCAGCAACAGCAGCAAGTCCCCGAAGGAGGGAAGGCTCATGAAGACGATCGCAGAGCAGATCGCCGCCTACCGCGGCACCCGCGAGGTCAAGTCGGCTCGCATGACGCAGCTGATGAACGACTCGGCCGAGGCCGGCGTCACGCTCGACGCGGCCCAGACCGAGGAGTACGACACCCTCGAAGAGGAGGTGAAGCAGATCGACGCTCACCTGAAGCGCCTCGAGACCCTCGAGCGCGGCAACCGTCAGAAGGCGCCCCCCGTCGAGGGCGTGACCGGCACCGAAGCCGGCTCGGCGATCCGTGGCGGTGTCCGCGTGGAGGTCAAAGGCCCCAATCTGCCCAAGGGCACGGCCTTCACCCGCTACGCCATGGCGCTGATGCGCGCCAAGGGCAACCTCATGCAGGCCGCGGAGATCGCCAAGGGCTGGCACGACTCGACCCCCGAGGTGGAGACGGTGCTCAAGGCCGCGGTTGCGGCGGGCACGACCACGGACGCGAGCTGGGCTCGCCCCCTGGTGGAGTACCAAAACCTCACCCAGGAGTTTGCCGAGTTGCTCCGCCCGGCGACCATCCTCGGTCGCATCCAGGGCCTGCGCCGCGTGCCCTTCAACATCAAGGTGCCGCGCCAGACCGGCGGCTCGACCATCGGCTGGGTGGGTCAGGGTGCCCCAAAGCCGGTCGGCCGCCTGACGTTCGACCAGATCTCGCTCGGCATGGCGAAGACCGCCGGCATCGTGGTGATGTCGGACGAGCTGGTGCGTTCCTCGAATCCCTCGGCCGAGGCGATCGTCCGCCAGGACATGATCGACCAGACCGCCCAGTTCCTCGACCAGCAGTTCGTGGACCCTGCGGTGGCGGCTGTGCAGGACGTGTCCCCTGCCTCGGTCACCAATGGCGTCGATGCGGTCGAGGCCACTGGCACCGATGCGGACGCCGTCCGGGCCGACGTGCGCGCCGTGATGGGCCGGTTCATCGCCGCCAACATGTCGCTGGCGGGCGCGGTCTGGATCATGACGGAGATGGACGCCCTGGCGCTGTCTCTGATGCTGAACGCCCTCGGACAGCCCGAATTCCCGGGCCTCGTGGTGAGCGGCAATGCCGGCGGCACCTTCTTCAGCCTGCCGGTGATCCTGTCGGAGAACATCCCGCGCAACCAGGGTTCGGGCGACCCCGTCGCGGGCGCGGGCTCGCGGATCATCCTCGCCAAAGCGAACGAGATCCTGCTCGCGGACGACGGCGAAGTCGTGCTCGATGCGAGCCGCGAGGCGTCGGTGCAGATGAACACCACGCCCGACAACCCCGCCACCGCGGCGACCGTGATGGTTTCGCTCTGGCAGAACAACCTCGTCGGCCTCAAGGCCGAGCGGTTCATCAACTGGAGCAAGCGCCGGCCCGGCGCGGTCCAGTACATCGACGGCGCCAACTACGGCAACGCCTGACGACGGCGGCCCCGCACCGCGGGGTCGTCAGTGGCGGCTCACCGATGAGGGTGAGCCGCTCGGCCAGCGTTCAACGTAGGAGGCGCGGATGTCGAAGATTGACCTCGTCGCCAGCAAGGCGATCCGCTACGGCGGTCGTGCCCTGCAGCCCGGCGACCCCTTTCAGGCCACGCGGCGCGACGCCCGCGTGCTGGAGGCGATCGGCAAGGCCGAGACCGGCAAGCCCAAGATCCCTGCGGAGGCCCGGCGCGACAACAAGGGCACTCCCCCCAATGACGCGAAGCAGGAGCAGGCCGGCCAGCGCTCCTCAGAGCGGACTGATGCGCGCCAACCATCTCGGGAAACAGAACCGGACCGGCAATCGGACGATCGCGAGATGACCGACGAGCAGAAGGCCACGCGCCTTGCGCAGCTGCGCGAGCGGTACCGCGAGACCGCGAGAGACGACCCTGATATGCGCTGGGGCATCTCGCGCCTTGAGCAGGAGATCGCCCAGGCCGCTGGCCGGCAGTACTACAACCGTCGCGACCTGCGTTCGCACAAGGGCTGACTCGTGCGCATCTTCGGGCTGACGATCACGCGCGAGAAGGCGTCCCCGCCGGCCGCGGTCGACAACCGCGGAGGCTGGTGGGGCATCGTCCGCGAGAGCTTCACGGGCGCTTGGCAGAAGAACATCGAGGTGAAGCTCGACACGGTGCTGACCTACAGCGCTGTCTTCCGTTGCGTGTCGCTGATCGCCTCCGACATCGCCAAGATGCCTCTGCGTCTCGTGGAGCGGGGCGGCGATGACATCTGGGTGCCGGTCGACAGCCCTTCGTTCAGCCCGGTCCTGCGCAAGCCTAATCGGTATCAGAACCGCATCCAGTTCATCACGAACTGGGTCGAGAGCAAGCTGATCCACGGCAACACCTACGTGCTCAAGGAGCGCGACGCTCGCGGCGTGGTGGCGGCGCTCTACGTGCTCGACCCGAATCGCGTGAAGGTGCTCGTCGCGCCCGACGGCGAGGTCTTCTATCAACTCTGCCGCGACGACCTCGCGGGCGTGACCGACCTGGATGCCGCCGTGCTGGTGCCGGCGAGCGAGATCATCCACGACCGCTGGAACACGATCTATCACCCGCTGGTCGGCACCTCCCCGATCTACGCCTGCGGGCTCGCGGCCATTCAGGGCATCCGCATCCAGACCACCAGCGCGCACTTCTTCGCGAACGGCGCCCAGCCGAGCGGCGTGCTCGTCGCGCCGGGACAGGTCTCGCCGGACAACGCCAAGCGCCTGAAGGAGCACTGGGAAGCGAATTACAGCGGTCAGAACGTCGGTCGAGTAGCGGTGCTCGGGGACGGGCTGCGGTACGAGCCGATGACGCAGAAGGCGGTGGACGCCCAGCTCATCGAGCAACTCCGCTGGAGCGCCGAGACCGTCTGCTCGGTGTTCGGCGTCCCGGCCTACAAGGTCGGCGTCGGCGCCCAGCCCGCCTACAACAACATCGAGAGCCTGGACGCGCAGTATTACGCACAGTGTCTCCAGATCCACATCGAGAGCATTGAGCTATGTCTCGATGAGGGGCTGGCCTTGCCGCAGAAGTACGGTACGGAATTCGATCTCGACGCGCTGCTGCGCATGGACACCGCGACGCAGATCCAGACCTACGCCGAGGGAGTGAAGGGCGGCCTGCTGAAGCCGGACGAGGGCCGGGCCAAGCTCGGTTATCGCCCGGTTGAGGGCGGGAACGCCGTCTACCTGCAGCAGCAGAACTTCTCCCTCGCCGCACTCGCGAAGCGCGATGCCCAGGAGGATCCGTTCAGCACGACACAGCCCACCGATCCCGAGCTGGCCGCTGAGGAAGTGGCGGACGAGGAGAACCGTCGCTTCGCCCTGGCGCTGCGGCTCAAGTTCGCAGAGGCGACGGCAAATGCGTGATCCTGAAGCCTGGGCAGAGTCGATCTTCCGATCCGTCGAGGGCTACCTTGCCAAATCAATGTCACCTCTGCTGGCCCGGATCGAAGCGCTGGAGAAGCGGCAGCCGGCGCGCGGTGAGAGGGGCGAGGCCGGAGAGCCCGGTCCCGGCATCAAGCAGGCAGAGATCAACGACGACGGCACCCTCGTCCTGCACATGACGACGGGCGAGACGCTCGCCGTGATCGGCCGGGTCCGCGGCCTCAACGGCAAGGACGGCCGTGATGGGTCCGATGGCGCGCCAGGCAAGGACGGCCGAGATGGCGACGCGGGTCCGCAGGGCGATCCCGGCGCAAACGGGGAGCGGGGCCTTGATGGCAAGGACTTCGACCCCGCCATGTTGGCGGCCGCTGTCGAGGAACACGTCACGAAGGCCGTCAGCCAGATCCCCGTGCCCAAGGATGGGGCGCCTGGCCGGGATGGCAAGGACGGCATCAGCCTCGCAGGCGCCTTCATAGACCGCGAGGGGCAACTCGCCGTGACGCTCTCGAACGGCGATGTGAAGCAACTCGGGCCCGTGGTCGGCCGCGATGGCAAGGACGGGCGCGACGGCATTGACGGCAAGGACGGCGCCCCGGGCGAACGAGGGGCCGATGGCGAGCGCGGCATGGCCGGTGAGCAAGGTGAGAAGGGTGAGCCCGGAGAGCGTGGCCCGCCCGGCGAGCAGGGCGAGCGCGGTGCCGACGGCGAGCGCGGCGCCGATGGCGAGCGCGGCCCGGCCGGTGAACGGGGTGAGAAGGGTGAGCCAGGAGAGCGTGGCCCGCCCGGCGAGCAGGGCGAGCGCGGTGCCGACGGCGAGCGCGGCGCCGATGGCGAGCGCGGCGCGGCCGGTGAACGGGGTGAGAAGGGTGAGCCAGGAGAGCGTGGCCCGCCCGGCGAGCAGGGCGAGCGC